GTTGGACCTACAGTAAAGGGTCCGGCTAACTTTCCAACCCTTGTTAGATCATATTCTGATTATACCTCTCAATTCGGTTCTTTAATCGTTTCAGGAGGTACAAATTACGAATATTTAACTTCTATTGCAGCTTATAATTACTTCCAGCAAGGAGGTGAATCTTTATTAGTAACTAGAGTTGTTACTGGTTCATATACAGCAGCAACTTCAAGTATAATTTCACAATTACACCCGACTTCTGCTTCATTTACTATAGAAACCTTGACAAAAGGTATTATAGGTAATAACTGGGGTCCAGGAGCATCTCTTTCAGGATCTAGCAACTCATTAACTAGCGGTTCAATCGATAATATCAGATGGGAAGTTGCTGGTGCTAGCACTGGTTCAGGTACATTTACCTTAATCGTACGTAGAGGTGATGATTACGAAAATCAAAAATCTGTATTAGAGACTTGGTCTAACTTATCTTTAGATCCAAATCAAAATAACTATATAGAATATGTAATTGGTAACCAAACCTTAACTCCTATACAGGATGAAACAGGAGCTTACTATTTACAAACTACTGGTTCATATATTGTAAACAGTAGATATATTAGAGTTAGATCTGTAAACGCTCCAACTCCTAATTATTTTAACACTCTAGGTGTAGCACAGGCACAATTCACTTCATCTATTCCGGCTAACGGATCAGGTTCTTACCAAGGGGCTTTCGGAGGTGCAAATGGTCAAGTAATGAACGGTTCAGGAGCAGCGGTTAAGTTCTTTGAAAATATCTTATCAACTACTTCTGTAAATACAAACGAAACTACAAATATTCAAGGTGTATATCCATCAGATTATACCATTGCTTTAAGCTTACTAGCTAATGCAGATGAATATGAATACAAAACCATATCAGTTCCGGGATTAAACTACCAAAATGCATCATCTGCAATATCTACTCTATTAATTAACACACAGAATAGAGGAGATGCTATTGCAGTAATCGATACAACAACTTATGGTCAAGCATTAAATGCTGCAGTTACTCAAGCACAATCAATTGATTCATCTTACGGGGCAACTTACTGGCCTTGGGTTCAATTAAGATCACAAGAAACTGGTAAATTATTCTTCTGCCCTGCATCTACTATCGTTCCTGCAGTATATGAATACAGTGATAAGATTTCTGCAGAATGGTTCGCACCAGCAGGTCTGACAAGAGGCGGTTTATCTACAGTAATCCAGCCTGAAAGACGCTTAACTGTTACTCAAAGAGATACATTATATGCAGGTAAGGTTAACCCAATCGCAATTTTCCCAGGTCAAGGTACGGTAATTTACGGTCAGAAAACTTTACAGGCTAAACCATCAGCTCTAGATAGAGTTAACGTTCGCCGTTTATTAATCTCATTAAAGAGATATATCGGAGGATTAGCTGAAAACTTAGTATTCGAACAAAATACTCAAACTACAAGAAATAATTTCTTAGCAAGAGTAAATCCTTACTTACAGTTAGTACAGCAGAGACAAGGTCTATATTCATTCCGTGTTGTAATGGATGAAACCAATAATACTCCAGATGTAATCGATAGAAATCAATTAGTAGGTGCTATTTATTTACAGCCTACAAGAACTGCAGAATACATCTTATTAGACTTTAATATCTTGCCTACTGGCGCAACATTTGGACAATAATTTTAAAACAATAAAAAAATGAATATAAAAGTAAACTTAACCAAAAAACTTGTTGAAACCTTAACAAGAGAAATCATTGCTGAAAACAAAGCAAAAAAAGCACTTAAAGAAGCAACTTTAAAACCTGAGACTGAAAAAATGGTACAAGGTGTAGTTAATGCAGCAAAAAAACACGAAGGTGAACCAACTGAAGTTAATGAAAACTTAATAAGTGATGATGTTGCTCAATTAATCATGCAAATCATTGTAGGTGGATATGGTGCAGCAGCAGCAGCTATGGTAGGAAATTTAATTTATACTGGTATAAAAGGCGGTAAAGAAGAATTAAAAGACGCGTTTAAACAGATAGCTGATGATCTTCGTGAAAAACATGGAGGAGGTACTGGCGGTTCTAAATACGGTGGTGGTATCGGTGGTACTCCACAAAAATAATAAAAAACCAAACAAACGATATTTATAATAAAATAATATAACATGGCAGTATTAGACCCGAATGAAATATTCTACACAGCCTTTGAACCAAAAGTTCAGAATAGATTTATAATGTATATTGATGGTATTCCATCATACCTTATAAAGAAAGCTGCTTCTCCACAAGTTACCTTCGGAGAAATTAAATTAGATCATATCAACGTTTACCGTAAATTAAAAGGTAAGGCTGATTGGGGTAATATTACTATGGACTTATACGATCCTATCACTCCTTCAGGTGCTCAGGCAGTTATGGAATGGGTTCGTTTAGGACACGAATCAGTAACAGGTAGAAACGGTTACTCAGATTTCTACAAAAAAGATTTAACCCTTAACGTATTAGGTCCGGTAGGAGATATCGTTAGTGAATGGATTATCAAAGGAGCATATGTTCAAAATGCAACATTTGGTGACTATGATTGGTCACAAGATGCTTATGTAACCATATCATTAACAGTAGCAATGGATTATTGCGTATTGAACTTCTAATCTAAAATTAACATCTATATAAGAATCCCTTGATCTCTCAGGGGATTTTTTATTTTATATATATTTATGTAACTAAGGATAATAACCTCTTAGATCTAATTAAAATTAAAGTTGTTTTTTTGTAAAAATTTTTATATATTAGATATTTATATATAAAGATATTAATATTATTACGTTATGAGCCAAGAAAATACCACAAAATTTAGTTTCCCTACCGAAACGGTACAATTACCTTCAAAAGGATTATTATATCCTAAAGACAATGCATTATCAAGCGGTACTATCGAAATGAAGTACATGACTGCAAGAGAAGAAGATATTTTAACTAATATCAATTTATTAAAGCAGGGTTTAGCGATTGATAAAGTTTTACAGGCATTAATTAAATCACCTATTAATTATGAAGATTTACTATTATGTGATAAAAATGCTATCCTAATCTCAGGAAGAATTCTAGCTTACGGTAAAGATTATACTTTTGGATATTTAAATCCTAATACCGAACAAGAAGAAAGAATAACTATTGATATTTCTAAATTTGAAAATAAAGAAGTAGATTACTCTTTATATGAAAATAAAAACGAATTTTCATTCGTTTTACCTAATTCTAAAAATACCTTAACTTTTAAACTATTAACTCATGGTGATTCCAAGAAAATAGATTCTGAATTAAAAGGTTTAAAGAAAATAGGCACAGGAGGTGAATTAACCACTCGGTTAAAATACCAAATCCTTTCAGTAAACGGTGATTACGAACAAAAAACAGTAAGAGAATTCGTAGATAATTACTTATTATCTATAGATGCAAATGCCTTCCGTAATTATATTTCAGAAATTACCCCAGATCTTGATCTTAAGGTCAGCTTTACTCTATCAGACGGTACAGAGGTTAAAGATATAAATCTTCCGTTCGAGCTAGACTTCTTTTTTCCCGGGAGCCGATTATAGATCGGCATTCATGGAGGAAGTCCATAGCCTGGCTTATCACGGCCAAGGAGGATTTCCTATATCTGATGTTTGGGATCTACCGGTTCCTCACAGGAGATATCATATTCGTATGATTAATAAGCATATAGAGGAAAAAAACGAAGAAATGGAAAAAGCAAGAGGAACTAATACTAATAGTAAATCTGTAAATAAACCTAACCTTCCTCCAAAGCCTACTTATACTAGTAATCTAAAATCTTAGAAAATAGATATTTATATTATATAAACTAGTATATGGCTGAGAATACAGGACAAGGTAGTAAGAAAGTTTTAGAAGTTATTAATGAGCAGGTAAAAACCCAAACTGCTTATAATGATATTCTGGAAAATAGTATTAATACTTTAAATAAGGTAATAGAGAAAAATAACGAAATTAATAAAACAAATTTAGGATTATTAGATATTTCAAAAAATTTAGTAAAATCTAAATTTGATCAAATAAAACAGCAAAATCAATTAAATAATTTAGAAAAAAGTTTATCTGAAAAGTCTAAAAAATATGCAGCAGAAGCCTTTACTGCAATAAATAAAAAAGCAGAATTAGAAAAAAACTATTACAAGACTGTTAAAGAAGGAAATCAAAAAAATACAGAAGCAGCTTTAAAGGCTATAAAAGATAATGATACGCTAATCCAGCGTAAAACAGCTGCCTTAGGTATAGAATCAAAAATATATCTAGCCCAGCTGCAAGCTAATAAAGTATCTCAAGATAGTATTAAAACCTTAGGTAATAGACTTACTATACTTAAAGGAACATTTAATTCTCTTAAATCTGGTATAACTGGATTAGCAGGAGGGGCATCTAAAATAGTTGGAGCAGTAGCAGGAGGAGGAGGTAAAGATTTATTTTCGACTGGTATAGATCTCATAAAGATGATTCCTGGAATAGGAGGAGTTGTTGGAGGATTATTAGGAGGAATGAAAGGTTTATTGGATTTTATCTTAGAAATCGAAGACAGAACGGTAAAATTTGGTAGAAATTTAGGATATTCTAGAGAACAATCATTTGAAATATCAAATCAATTTGCAAATATAGCAACAAGTAGTGGTAATTTATTAATTACTACTCAAAATTTGATGGAAGTTCAAACTGATCTTTCCCAGCAACTAGGTGTTAATAATATATTAACAGGTGAAATGCTATCCACTCAGGTTGAATTAAAGAAAGTGATGGGATTAACCACCGATGAAATGGGTGAGTTAGCTAAAACATCTATTATTTCAGGTCAAAATCAAAAACAGATAGTTACAGGTGTATTAGGTCAAGTAGCAGGTTTAAAAGCTGCAACTGGAATATCGTTTAATTATAAGCAAATTATAGGCGAAGTTACTAAATTAGGAGGTGCATTAGGGTTACAATTTGCTAAGTATCCTGAAAAACTAACAAAATCCTTATTAGTTACTAAGTCTTTAGGAATGGACCTTAAAAAAGTCGATCAAATTGCAGGCGGTTTATTAGATTTTGAAACAGCAATACAAAATCAATTAGAAGCTCAGTTAATAACAGGTAAGGATATTAATCTATCAACTGCTCAGCAGTTGGCCCTACAAGGAGATACTGCAGGAGTAGCAGTAGAACTAGCAAAACAAATGGAAAAAGTAGGGGATTTTACAAAGCTTACAAGAATAGAGCAAGATGCCATAGCTAAGGCTGTTGGAATGGAAAGAAATGAAGTAGCCGATGTATTAAAAAATCAACAAATGTTATCTAAACTTAGTGCTACAGATACAAAAGACGCAATAGTAAAACTAGAAGCGTTAAAAGCACAAGGAAAAACTCAAGAACAATTAGTAGCTTTATTAGGAGAAGGAGCATATGAAAATTTAACTCAATTATCAGCTCAAGAAAAAATGGCTGCGTTAATTGATAAAGTAAAAGGTGCATTACAGGACTTCTTAACTAAATCCGGAGTTGTAGAATTTATTACCGGGTTAATACATAAATTATCAGATCCAGAAAACGTAAGAGGATTAGTAAATATGTTAAAAGAAGGGGCAGCTTTTATAGCTGATGCAGTTCAAGGTGCTGCTTTAGGTATTCTTAAAATTGCTGATTTATTTACAGAAATTGATCCGGCATTAATTGAAAGATTAGAAGGAAGTAGTGCTGGTGATAAAATAAGAAGTTTAGGAGGAGATACTAGCGGTAGTCCCAAGGCTGTAAAAGATTTCGTTATTCAGCCATTGGGTGAAGATACTATTACAATGGCCGGAGGTACTAAATTAGGAAGAACTGATGAAATGGTTGATCTATTAAAACAATTATTAAACGAAACCCGTCAAGGTAAGATAATAAGTATTGACGGAGCTCCTATAGCAACAGCTGTTGCCAGGAACGCACCAATGAATTACGCTGCAAGTAACCTAGGACCTAGACCGTTAAGATAATTATAAGAGATGGCATTATTAGAACTTTTAAATAACGATCCTAAATTCTTCTATTATAGCGGACAGGGTAACTTTACTCAAAAATCTATACCTTATGGTAATGATAGACAGGGAGGAGGTGCCAGCGGTCAGCCATTTGAACAATTTCCACTACCTGAAAACGCATCTTCTGTAACTAAAAATTTTTACGATTTAAATAGAACAGGAAACGATTATCCTTTAAGAGGAGGATCATCTTATAATGTAACTGCTTTAGGTAATCCTTTACCTGAAACCGGAAAGTATGATGTAAATAGAATAGAAAAATTTCTAAGAACTACTCAAGGTAACTTATTCCTAGAAAAACAAAGAAGACTTCAATTTGCTAACCCTAAAATGGAGGTTGGCGAAGTATCACAGCCTTTTGGAGAACAATTAGGTAATATAAGTGTAGGGGGAACAGAATATACTAGAGTTTATAATCAAAGATCTTTACTTAGTCAGGTTGCAGTACAGGGTTCAGGATTGCATTATGAAAGAATAGGTAATCAACTTATTAACGGATTTCAATCAAAATATTTTTATGTAGTTAAAAATAAATCTGCTAATAAAAATAGATTATTAAATTTATTTAGAACTAAAATAGTAGATGATCCTGATGTTGATTTAGCATATTCTTTTGAATTAGGAATATCATCTTTAAGTAATTTATTATTTGAATACCAAGGAGGCCCAACTTCTGCCGGAGGCATAGGTATAACAACTATTCAAAGAACCGAAGACACTAGACAGAATACTGAAATACCTAACACTTTTAATTATACAACATTATATAATCAGGTATCCGAAAAAGGAAAGATTCAAGAAGATTTTAGAACTAAAACTAATCCTACATTTCCAGGAGTAGCTAGTGATTATTTAAGAGATAGTATTACTATTAGATACGGCATAGATACTAAAACTGGGGATTCTATAGGGTTACAAAGACTAACAAATATTCCTAAAGGTGATAATCCTTGGGAAAATTTAAAAGAAGGAGTTAACAAAGATTTAATAAATTTTGGATTTGAAGCAATACAATATGAGTCTGATAATATATTTATACAGTTTAGAGCATTTTTAACTAATTTTAGCGATAACCATCAAGCTAATTATAATGGTATAAATTATGTAGGTAGAGGTGAAACATTTCAGGTATATGGTGGATTTACAAGAGATATTAGTTTTGGGTTTATTTTAGCTGCACAGTCTAAAGCAGAATTATTACCTCTTTATGACAAATTAAATACTTTTGTATCTCAGCTATATCCAGATTACGGTCCTAACAGTTTTATGAGAACTCCAGTTGTTAAAATGACTGCAGGTGATTATCTTTATAGACAGCCAGGTTTCTTAAATAGTATTAATTTATCTATAGAACAGGATTACCCTTGGGAGTTAGAATCAGGAACACAATTGCCTCATGTAATAAAAGCAGAATGTCAATTTACTCCTTTACACGATTTCCTACCAAGAAGATCTGTTTCTAAAGATCAAATAACAGGATTAATAAATAGTGAAAGATATAAATATGATGCTTTCCTAGCATCTAGAGTGGCAGCTGAGTTAAATTTAGCACCTACTTTTAATACAGGAAGTATTAATACAACTTTAAATATTCAACCAGTTCCAGTTCGAAATGCTAATGTTGATATATTAAATAGAAATGGTAATGTAGACATATTAAATAGAAATACTCAAGCAACTGGGTTTGGAACTAGATTAAGAATACCAAGAACATAAATTATGCCTAGTAGATATCAATATATACAAATTTTAAAAAATAATACAGGTATTAGATATTATAAAAATAATGTTTATCCTGAGATACCTATTGATCCCAACGATTATTATGTTATTTCAACTATAACAGATAGATTAGATTTATTAGCTAATGATTTTTACGGAGATTCTAACTTATACTGGGTAATAGCAGCAGCAAATAATATATCAGGAGATAGTTTAATACCTGAACCAGGTATCCAGTTAAGAATACCTTTTAATATTCAAACTGCAATAAATGCATATACAAGAATAAATCAAAATAATTAGTTATGGCAGAGGTTAGAGAATTTGGTGATAAACACACAAATATTATAGGAGTACCTTTTAAGCAATACGTTAGTGAACAATTAACTACAAGAGCTCTTAATATTTCTCAAACCGGAGAAAGAACCCAAGATAATATTTTATATTTAGCTAATAAAAATTGCTGGATAAAATTAACGTCGTTTGTAACAGTTCAAGGCGGATACGCTGGTAATTTAAGTGAATCTACCCCTGAGGGTACTTTTTTAGCTGAAAATTGGGTATTATTCGGAGGAACATCTTATTTAAATAAAAATACAAACCCACCTACAAATAATTTACGATACGGAATCGAAGAAAATCCTACTGTATTAAACGACCCTTATCTAAGTATAACTAATAATTCTGCATACGGTCTAGGAGGCGTATCCCAGCAGGGATACAAAGTAATGCCTGGTATCAAATCAGCTAAAATCCAGCATATGGGTACTGCAGGTTCATTAAGATCAGCCACAGTTAATTTTTATGTAGGAAATAAACAGCAATTAGATATAATAGATATGCTATATTTTAGATTAGGATATAGCTGCTTGTTAGAATGGGGACATACAAGTTATTTAGATAATAAAGGGAAACTACAAAGTAATATTTTTCCAATAGATATATTTGATACAACTACTATAAAATCTAAAGAAGATGTTTTATTTAAAATAAACGAGAAAAAGCAAGAAACTAACGGTAATTACGATGCCATGTACGGCATAATCGGTAATTACGAATGGAATCTAAATGTAGATGGAGGATATGATTGTAATGTAAAGTTAATGGGACTTGGTTCTATTATTGATTCTTTAAAAATCAATCAAACATTCAGTATGACTGATGGTAAGTATACAGGCGCTACTCAAAATAAAACTAACGGAAATACTCAGCAAGTAGCACCTGCTCCGACAGGTAATCCTGTATCATCTCCTCCTCAAATTATAGACGATAAACTTATTGCATATCCTAACGGTCAGTCCTGGGCATTAGATGGATCTGAAGCTGTTGGTATAAATTATGAAAAATTAATAGGTATACAATCTGAATCTAGTTTTAATTTTAGTTATATTACTACTAATAAAAATTATCTAACAATTGGTAGTACTGATGGTGCTAAGATATTAAATAAAAATACTCCAAAAAATAAAAAATTATTAATCAAAAAAGATGGAAATAAATATTCTGCATATAATCCAGAATCTAAAAGAAATGAATCTATAAATTCATTAACTAATATAGATTTTATAAATACAAAATCAACTGATCCAAATTACAAGTTATCCCAATTTAAACTTGAATTATTACCTGAACAAAAAAATATTAGAAGAACAGTTAGATTAAGTAAAGATATACCGTTACAAGAAAAAACAAAAAACTTCTACGAATTAAAATCTTTTGAGGAAATAAAAGAAAAGGGATTTTTGAATACTCTTAAGGATGCATTTTTAGCTGGAGCCGGACAACAACTTAATGACATAAAAGATCTTTTTACAACTGGAGATTTATCATTCTTTGATTTATCAGATGAGATTATAGCTGCAGGATCATCCATTTTTGCAAAACAAGTAACTTCAAAAAGTATAAGAATAACATATGATATTCCTTATGATACTTTTAAAAAAAATATAGATATAATATATTCACCATTTGGACGTGTAGGTCAGACATTAAAAAGTCAAGATCCACAAGATGCTGATAAAGTAAGTTTACCTGCATTGCAATTATTTTATTCTAATTTTTTATCAGGTGTATTAGATGATAAAAATAAAATAGAAAACCCTACCACATCATATAAAATAAAAGGAGCTGATGGGAAAGACGATACATTACAAATTACAATAAATGATTATATACCAACATCTAAAAATACTACTCTAGACCTATCAGTATCGTTAACTTTAACAGATAATGGAGTACTTCCAGCACAAAAAGTACAAACAATCAAGAAATATGTAGAAGATATATATTCATCTGTAGAAAGTACCAGTATTTCTAATAAAGATCAATATGCAATATCATCAACTACATCAACTAATGATTTTGCTACAGCAAATTACGGGGGTAAAAATATTAAAAAGAATTTTAATATAGCAAGAATTACTTTTACTTTTGATACAAAAAAATTTAGTGTTACAACTACTCCAGAAGAAACAGTTCCAGGAGAAGATATAGCAGCTCCGGCAGCAACTCTTCCTACTACAATAATGTCTAATATTGATAAATTTTTAATAGAAGTAAGAGATGAAGCAGCTGCAAAAGGAACCGGAGGTGGAAAAATAGATCTATATGATTTCATTAATACTAAAATGTCTACGGGGGTATTAAATAAAATAAGACTTAAAACTGAAAATGAACCTATTCCGTTACTAAGATCTGAAATACCTACTGATCCCGAAAAAAGATTAGGATACTTTATAAAAAAAGGATTTAATAGTGAGGTAATATCAGGTGAAAAATTTAACGTTGGTCAAGTACCAAATGTAAATTTTAGAGAATTGTTTACTGCTTACTATGCTGGTATAATAGATAACCAAGATCAGGGATTAACCTCTAAATACATTTACATAAAATTAGGATTATTATTATATTTTATAAATAATAGTAGTGTATTATATGAACAGAACGGTATATCTGAAAAAGAATTCTCACAATTGAATAGGCTTCAACAAGATCTTTTACGACAATCAGGTAATAATAATACATTAAAGAGACCTTTTATATACATTGATTTTAATCCAGAAACAAATTTTTGTTTAACAACTAAATTCCATTTCTCTGTAGATCCTAGTATATGCTTAATACCAGTAAATATTTCTCCAGAAGGGTATAAAAGTCTATTTCCCAATATTGTAATTCCAGATGCTGAAGTGTTTAAAACTAGTTTAGATAACGTATCAAGATTTATTAACACCGGATTTAGCGATCAAGGCGGATTAGATCAATCAAGAGCTAAAATAATGAATATCGGAGTAAATATTGATCATGTGATTAATATTTTACAATCTCAAGCTAAATCAAACCCAGAAACTAATGTTTATTTAAGACCATTTATAGAAACTTTAGTATCAGATATAAATAAATCTTTAGGTAATATAAATAAATTTAGAGTTGGGTATTACGATGACGGAAATACTGTAAGAATTTATGATGATCAATATGTAAATCCATCTTCTGGTCAAACAACTATTAGTACTAATACCCCTACTGTAGATGCTATTCCTATTTTTGGTAAAAATTCAATAGCAAGAAATATTACTTTAAAAACCGGTGTAAGTACGGCAATGAGTAATCAAATAGCAATTAGCTCTCAGGCAGGTAACTTAGGAGAACTAAACGTTGATGCTTCTTCTTTAGGAAATATTAATTCTAGATTATTAGATAGATTAATGAGAGTTAAAGAAGTAGCTGCTAACCCTGTAACAAGCGGTTCAGTATCACCAGCTGATGAAAGCTCAGCATCAATATTTAATGACCATTTAGTTGCAGTTTATAATAGACAGGAAAATAATAAAACTAATGCAGAAATTGCTAAAAACTATTATTGTACAGTAGCTAATAAATTAAAAGCCAATCTACCGTCTACCTCTATAAAACCAGTTTTACCTTTAGAACTAAATATTACTACTGATGGAATAAGCGGGATGTCATTATTAGAAGGATTTATTATTCCTACTGATATATTACCTATGCAGTATCTCACCCAAGGAAAATCCAAAGTAGGATTCGCAATAATGGGTCTTGATCACAGTATAGAAGGCAATCAATGGACTACTAATATTAAAGGTCAAATGATTAATCTACCTGACCCTACAAGAGTATTAAGCTCAGAATTAGGAACCGCTGAAGTAGGTGCTGGTGGAGCTCCACCAAAAGGTAATTTTGTAGGAAGTCAAAGTCAAGATAGTAAGTTCTTAGAGGCATCAAGCACAATACCAGTAGTTAAATACTTGCAAAGTAAAGGATATACAAACGGAAATATACCTGATAGTGAGTTAAGAAATTTAAAAATACCTGACGATCCTACTTCAAATCAATATCATAAATTATTCCCTGCCGCAGCAACTCAGTGGGAAAAATTAGTTGCTAAAGCAAGAAAAGATGGATATACTGTAAGAAAATTCAACATATCGTATCTTAAAAGCGCAGCATATCGACCATTAGCATCTCAGGTAGCAGGTGAGGGAAAAGCTACACCAGGATCATCGCCTCACGGCTGGGGTATAGCTGTTGATGTTCAGCAGTTAATTACGGAAACAAAACTAGCTCAAGGACTTCCAGCAACATCTAAATTAATACCAACAAGCTTAATAGCTAATGCAAAAGTTAGACAAACCAGTGCATTATATAAATGGTTAGCAGCAAATGCCAGTGAATTTGGATACACTAACCCACCTTTACTTAGAGATGGTGCTGGAAAAATGGATGAAACATGGCATTGGGAGTACTGGGGTCCTGTTAATGTTTAATATTTAAATTATGATAAAATATTATCCAAAAAATAAAATTATTACTAACCTTTACACAAGTGGTGGAGAATTTGAATTAAAAGGAAAGTCATATATTGGAGCTTATTATAAAACATATAATGGAAAAATTTTCTCTGGAAAAAATCCAATAAACGGTTCTAATCAAGAACTTACTTCTTTAGAAGATAGTATAAACGGGGTAGATTTTGGAAACAATCCTACTAAAATAGGAGCTATATTATTAGATGATAATACTAAAACGTATATATCAAATCCAAATATAGCAAGTCTAGAAACATTCAGATTACCTACTCAATTTTATCCTAAACCAACTACTAATGACTATCAGAAAGGATACATAATGAGATATTTTGCTAAAAAAAGAAACGATATAGGATATGTTATTGAAATAAATAAAGAGACATATTTATCTCTTACCAAACAGGATAAAGTATATGATTATGTTTCTTATCAGGCAATAGATGTATTCTGGCAGATAACCGGACCTTTAAGAT